CAGAGTCCACTCCGGCAAGCCGCCCCGCGGCGACCGCATCGGCCCCGGCTGACCTGAATTGAGGTGACGCGGTGCGTGACCTCGGCGTCAGCGTGCGCTCATACGACTTCGACCTGCGCTCGGTCGGACGCAACGGCCGCCGCCTGGTCGGGACGGTGGCGGTGTTCAATCGCCGCGCCCGCATCCCGGACCGCAACGGCGACTTCGAAGAGGAGATCATGCCCGGCTTCGCCGACCGGTCGCTGCGCGAGTTTGGCGTCCCGGTCATGCAATTTGACCACGGCAAAGACCCCCGGGTCGGCACCGTTCCGATCGGCCGCTATGAGGTGTTCGAACGCACCGCCGCCGGCTACGACGTCGAAGGGGACCTGTTCGACAACGACGTTGTCGAACCCGTCCGGCAGGCCATCGAAGGCAAGGCCATCAAGGGCATGTCGTTCCGGTTCCAGGTGACCAAGGGCGGCGACAGGTGGGAACGCCGCAACGGCGGCATGGACCTGCGTCAGGTCATCGACGCCGACGTGCCAGAGGCCGGACCCGTCGTCTTCGCGGCCTACCGCGACACCGCTGTCGCCGTCCGCACGTTGTGGGCCGCGCTCGACCCTGACGAACAGGCCGAGATGCGCCGCTACGCGGGCATGTCAACAGACCTCACCGGGGTGCCGTCCACGCGGAGTGGCGGTCGCGGTGACCCCGACGTCGAGCCCAGGGAGGGCGACACGTCACGCAACGCAATCCATCGGGCCAGAGCGCTTGACCTGCGCCGACCGCCCATCGCCCTCCCGAAGAGGAAGACCACAGATGTCTGATTTCGAACTGCCGGAGGAGTTCCGGGGCAAGGACCCGGAGTCCATCGAGAACGGCATCCCGGACGAAGTCCGGGGCAAGAACCCGGAGCAGCTGCACCAGCTGCTCGAGATCGCTGACGCGCACCTGCGTTCGCTGCACCAGGAGGACACCGGCGAGATCCGTGACCTGTCCGTGTCGGAGCAGAAGGCGTTCGACTACCTCCTGGCCGTACGCCAGTCGGCCGTGAAGCGCATCGAAGAGCACCGCGCCGTGAACGAGGTTCTCGAGCGTCGCCCAGCGGCTGTCAAGCGTGCGTTCGCCAGCATCCGCAACGGCCTTGACGGTGGCGGCGGTGGTGTCTCCCGGATGCTCACCAGCGAGGCCCGCGATATGGCCCTGCGCGCTCTCGACGACCGCAGTTCGTCCGCCCACCTGAGCGCCGACGAGAAGGACCACGTCGAGGCGCAGATCCGCCGCAACACCGATGTTGCTCGGCGGATCATCGTCACCGAGAACGACGCCTACCGCAACGCCTGGATGAAGCTCGTCACGATGCCCGACGGCGCGATGTACCTCGAGGACGAGGAGCGCCAGGCGATGCGGGCCTACGCCGAGTACCGGGCCGCGTCGTCCACCAACGCCGCCGGCGGGTTCGGGATACCCGTATTCATCGACCCGTCGATCATCATGACGGCACAAGGGTCGGACAACCCGTTCCTGAGCATCGCCCGGCAGACCGACATCAACACCAACACCTGGAAGGGCGTCAGCTCGGCCGGTGTCACGTGGTCGTTCGACGCCGAGGCGACCGAGGTGTCCGACGACGCCCCGACGCTCGCGCAGCCGACCGTGACGGTCGTCATGGCCCGCGGGTTCATCCCGTACTCGATCGAGATCGGGGAGGACTACCCGTCGTTCGCGTCGGAGATGTCCACCCTGCTCGCTGAGGGCTACGACGAACTGCTGATCGACAAGTTCACCCGCGGCTCCGGCTCGGGCGAACCGCAGGGCGTCCTGACCGCGATCTCGGCGGCAGCCGCCAACCGGGTGAGCATCCAGACCTCGGGCCAGGCGTTCGGCGCCAACGACCCGTACAACGTCTGGAAGGCTCTGCCGCAGCGGTTCCGCCGCCGGGCGTCGTGGCTCATGTCGGTCGACGTCAACAACAAGCTCCGTCAGTTGGGTACGGTGAACGTGTTCCACGCGTTCACCGAGAACCTGCCGGCGGAGTGGGCGGACACGTTCTTCGGCAAGCAGGCCTACGAGTCCCCGTACATGCCGGACACCACCACCTCGACGTCGTTGAACTCCGGCCTGGCGCTGGTGGGCGACTTCCGCAACTACCTCATCGCCCGGCGGACGGGTATGTCCGTCGAGTTGGTCCCGCACCTGTTCTCGACCGGCAACAACCTGCCGTCGGGTCAGCGGGGCTGGTTCGCCTACGCCCGGATCGGCGGCGGCGTGATCAACACGTCGGCGTTCCGGATTCTCGTGAACACCTGATCGTCATGCCACTGTCGAACGCTGACAACCCAACCGCGGACAAGCCGGAACCGAAGGCGACCGCGGACGAACCGAAGGCGACTGCGGCGGACAAGCCGGAACCGAAGGCGAAGGCGCCCGAGTTGGCGAAGGCTTCCAGCACCGGCGACGCCGGTGTGCAGAACCTTCTCGCCCGTCGCATGATCGCCGAGTCGGTCGGCCACGACACGGTGGTCGCCGAGATCGACGCGGAACTCGCCGAGCTCGGCTTCCGCGTCTAGTCCCCCATCCACGCGAGCCCCGGACCCACCGGTCCGGGGCTCGCGCATACCCCCGAGGAAGGCCATCCATGGACGTTGTCTACGCACAGGGCTCCGGTCAGGTGCCGTTGCGCTCCGGCGCGGTCGCCCAGGTCCGCAAGGGCCAGCACTGGCCGACGACGGATCAGGTCGTGAAGTTGCGGCCGGACCTGTTCACCACCGACCCGCGGTACGGGCTGGTCTACACCGAGGCCCCGCCCGGCCTCGACGGCGAGTTGAACGAGGTCGAGGCGGCCACCGCCGCCCCCGGTGAGAAGCGCTCCGTCCGCCGTTCCTGACAGTCCCCTCCGGCCGGCTGTGGATGGCGGTCGGCCGGAGGTCAAGCCATCCAACCCCATCCGCGAGGGAGTTTCTGTTGTGGGTACATCCGCCCGCGTCGTCACGTTCACGGACGACATGATCGCCGACCTGCCGCCGGGCCGGTACGCGCATGACTGCGCCGACGGCGACTTCGGCTGTGAGCACTGGGCTCACGGAACCAAGTCGCCGGAGGGCAACGTAATCCTGTCCGGCGAGTTCGCCGCCTTCCTGGATTCGAAGGTCAGCCATGGCTGACCGCAAAGAGTCGATCGCCAGGGCCGAGGCTCTTGGGTTCACCCTCGAGTCTGCCGTCGCCGCCGTTGAGGCCAATGACCTGCGCCTGTTGAAGCACTCGGGGAAAATGCGCGTGCCGCTGGACCCGGCCCAGACGACGTACGAGCAACCCGAGCCGGACCCGGTCACCGTCGGGTACGTCTTCGAGGACGAGATCAAGTCGTCGTTCTTCCACTGCTTCATCCAGCTGCTCGGGTTCGACGCGGAGAACCACGGCCGGGTCTGGTCGGGAGGCTTCGCGCCACGTCGGGGCACGACCGGCGACCTGGCCGGCAGCCGCAACGATGTCGTATTGGACTTCTTGAAGACCGACTCACAGTGGCTGTGGTGGGTCGACACCGACATGGGCTTCGAGCCCGACACGGTGGAGCGCCTGCTCGAGGCGGCCGACCCGGCACAGCGGCCAGTGGTGGGCGCGCTGTGCTTCGCGCAGCGTGAGCACGTCTCGGACGGGGTGTTCGGGTGGCGGCCGGTGGCCTGGCCGACGATCATGGACTGGAACGTGATCGACGGCAAGGGCGGGTTCGACGTCCATTGGGACTATCCCCGCAACGCCCTGACCCGCTGCCACGGCACCGGCTCGGCGTGCATCCTGATCCACCGCAGCGTCTTCGAGCGGGTCCGCGACGACTACGAGGCCGCGGTCCGGGCACACAACGTCCAGCAGGGGCTCCCGGAGGACCTGGGGATCCCGTGGAACTCGTGGTATTCGCGGGTGGCGAACCCGACCACCGGCGCGTTGATGGGCGAGGACATGTCGTTCTGCGCCCGGCTGATGCGACTGGAGATCCCGGTCCACGTCCACACGGGAGTTCAGACGACCCACCAGAAGCACATCTGGCTGCAGGAAGAGGACTACTGGATCCAGCGGGCCGTGAACGGTCCGGTGGAGAAGACCGAACCGCTGCCGACCTCGGAACGGTTGGTGCCCAGGTTCGCGATTATCCCGACCCACAACCGGCCGGCCCGGCTGCTGGCGCTGGTGTCTTCGCTTGGCACCCAGTGCGACACGATCGTCGTCCTGGACAACGCGTCCGACCCGCCGGTGGATGAGGCGAAGCTGCGCGCGGCGGTGCCCGACCATGTCGCGGTTGAGGTGATCCGGGATGAGCAGCAGCCGCCGCACCTATCCCGGTTCTGGAATGTCATGTACGACCGGTGCGCCGAGCTCGCCACCGGCCCGGAGTGGGATGTGGCGTCGTTCAACGACGACGCGGTCGTCCCGGCCGGCTGGTACGACGTCGTCTCGACCGCTCTGCGCGGTCACGAGAAGGCCGTCGTCGGGCACACCGGCACCATCGCCATCCACCGCAAGGAGCTGCTGGACGCGTACCCGTTCGAGCGGCACCGCCGTATGTGCCCGTGGGCGCACGTGGTCAAGGGCGAGGCTGGGCTGCGGGCCGACGAGAGCATGGCCTGGTGGTACTTCGACGACGACTTCTGCCGGCAGGCGATCGACGCCGGCGGCGTGCTCGCCGTCCCCGGGCCGCTGGTCGTCAATGCCGGCGCGAACTCGTCGACCGTCGGAGTGCTGGCCGAGCAGGCGCAGCGGGACCAGCAGACGTTCGCCGCGAAGTGGGGCGGCAACCCGTGAGGCTGGGATATGGAAGCTGCGTCGGGTCGTGGGAGAAGCTCCGCCGCAACGTCATCCCCCGGATCGGGGACCGGCCACTGCTCGGCCTGTCCGGGCAGACATCCCTGACGGTCGCCTACAACACCATCCTCGACGCCTACCGCGGTAGAGGTCTCGACGCGGTCGCGGTCATCCTGTTGCACGACGACCTCGAGATCACCGACCCGGATGCGGAGGCGAAACTTCTGGCGCCGCTGTCCGACCCGGATGTGGCGATGGTCGGGGTGTGCGGCGGGAAGGGCGACAAGTCGCTGGCGTGGTGGAACTCGGAGACCGTCGGGCATCAGATGACCGACTCCGGGATGCTCGACTTCGGCGCCCGGGCCGGGGATGTGGCGTTCATCGAGGGCAGCATCATGCTGTTCTCGCCGTGGGCGGTCGAGCACCTGCGTTTCGACACCCGCTACCCGGGGTTCCTGGGCTATGACGATGTCTGCCTGACCGCCCGGGAGGCCGGGAAGCGGGTGACGGTGGTGGATGTGGACACCCACCACCACACGACGGTCGGGTTCAAGTCCGCGGCCATCGCCGCCGCGTGGGATGTGGCGGAGGAGATGTTCCAGGAGAAGTGGTGGGGCGAGTGAGTCAGACATCGCTTCAGCGGCGACGCGCCGAGTACCACTGGATCAAGGACGCGGAGAACGCCGTCGACGACGGCGACGATCCGCGCGACTGGTGGTTCCCGCTCACGTCCCGCGAACGCCTTCTGACGAATCCCCTGGTTCATGAGGTGCTGTACTGGTTGGCGCGTCTTACCGGCATGCGCGATCGGCTGCGCTGTCCTCATTGCACGGCGGTGGGGACGTTCAAGATGCACGGCGACTTCGTTTCCCGGATCCGCGGCGATCGCCCCGCACGGCGTTGGATGTGCAAATACTGCGGCTACTACCTTGGGCCGGAAGGGCGGACACAGGTCTTCCCATCATCGAAGACCAAGGCTTGGATTGGCCCGGGCGGGGGAGATCGTGAGCCGACACCATCCGAGGCGGTTCGCGAGCAGATGGCCCGGGTTTGGCCGTGGTTCGGATGAGGCGCACCTCCTGCTCGGCCTGCAGCCACACCGACCTGGAGCAGTTCCTCGACCTGGGCCGCTCGCCCATCGCCGACGCCTACACCGCCACCGCGGACGAGAAGTCGCCGACGTACCCGTTACAGGTGGCGGTGTGTTCCAAGTGCCGTCTCGTCCAGCTGTTGGAGGTACTGGACGGGCAGACCCTGTTCGGCCACGGCTACAGCTTCTACTCGTCGGCGTCGCCGCCGCTGTCGGCCTACCACGCCGCCTACGCTGCCGAGGTACGTGAGCGGTATCCGGACCTGGTCCGGCATGGTGTGGTCGAGGTCGGCTGCAACGACGGGGACATGCTGCGCCACTTTGCCGACCTGCCACATCTGGGCATCGACCCAGCAGAAGGCCCTGCCGGCGTCGCGCAGGAACGTGGGCTGGATGTGTTGGTGCGCCCGTTCGGGCTGGCCGCTGCGCACGAGGTCCGGGACCGGCGGGGTCGGGTCGGTGTGGTCATCGCCAACCACGTGCTGGCCCACGTCGAGGACGTGGCCGACGTGCTGGCCGGCATCGGCGCGATCCTGGCCCCAGACGGGATCGCGATGGTCGAGGTGCAGTACCTGCCCGACCTGCTGGTGAACAACGCGTTCGATCTCATCTACCACGAGCACCGCAACTTCTTCTCCCTGTCGAGTCTTGAGCAGGCGGCGGCACGGCATGGTCTGAAGGTGCTCGACGCCGAGCTCACCGACCGGCAGGGCGGGTCGTTGCGGGTGACGCTCGGCTTCGGCGGGTGGGTCAGCGGGCGCGTCGCCGCGCGGCGGGCATCCGAGACGTGGCTCAACTCGTTCGGCGCCTACGAAGGGATGCAGGGCCGGGCCGAGCGGATCCGCTACCGGCTGGTCGATCTGATCGTCGCCTCGGGGACGGTCGCTGTCTACGGCGCGCCCGCGAAAGCGACGACGCTGTTGAACTTCTGCGGCCTCACCTCGGCCGACCTGGCGTGGTGCGAGGACACGACCGAAGCCAAGCAGGGCCGGCACATCCCCGGCACCGGTATCCCGATCGTGAAGCCGGGCGGTTGCGGTTGGCCCGACGCCTACGTGCTGGCCGCGTGGAACTACAGCGGCCCGATCATGGCGAACAACCCGGGCAACACGTGGATCGTCCCGTTCCCGGCGCCGATGGTGTACGGGTGAGAGCGCTCGTCCTCGGGGTGCTGGGCCAGGACGGCTCCTATCTCGCCGAGCAGCTGCTGGCCGACGGGCATGACGTGTGGGGCATGGTGCGCCGCTCGAACGTCACTTCCCCGGCCCGGCTGCTGACCGGGGACCTGCTGGACCAGGACTCGATGGAACGGGTGCTGAAGACGTGCCGGCCGGATGTGGTGTTCAACCTCGCCGCGGTCACGTCGCCGGGCGGGGCGTGGGGAACCCCGCAGCCGCCGATGCTCGCCGACGTCACCGGCGTCGGGGTGGTCCGGCTGCTCGACGCGATGCTCAACTGCGCACCCGATGCGAAGCTGGTGCACGCATCGTCGTCGGCGATCTACGACCCGAACCGGTACGGCCTGTACGGGGTGGCGAAGCAGTTCGCCCACCACGCCGTCGCCGGCTACCGCCGCTCACTGTGGTCCTCGAACGCGGTGCTGTACTCGCACACCTCACCCCGACAGGACCCGCGGTTCCTGGCCCGGCGGATCTGCTCCACCATCGCCCGGTTCCGGACCACCGGGGAACGGCTGGTGTTGGGGGATGTGGACTCCCGCCGCGACTGGGGTTACGCCCCCGACTACACCCGGGCGTTGGCGCTGATCGCCCACCACGGCACACCAGGCGATTTCGTGGTGGCGACCGGCCGGACCCATTCGGTCCGGGACATGGTCGAGGTCGCGTTGGCGTGGGCCGATCTGGACTGGGACGACGCGGTAACCGTGGACCGCACGTTGCCGCGGGTGCCGAACGAGGTCAACCCGGACCAGGACGGCCGGATCGCCACCCGCAAGGCGTTGGGGTGGAAGCCGGAGACCGGGTTCGAGGACATGGTTCGGCTGATGGTGCAGGCGTGATCACGGTCGTCATCCCCACCATCGACGGCCGGGAAGACCTCCTGCGACGTGCTATCGCGTCGGTCGAGGCGCAGACGCTGCGGGCGGAGACGGTCCTGGTCCAGCACGACCCGGGCCGGCTGGGTGCGGCGACGGCCCGGAACAAGGCGTTGGAGCGGGTCGCCACCGAATGGGTGGCGTGGCTCGACGACGACGACGAGCTCAAACCCAACCACCTGCGGGCCTGCCTGCGCCATGGCTGGATCACCGGTGCCGACGTGGTGTACCCGGGCTATGACGCGGTCGGGGACGACCCGGTCGACTGCTTCGGGGTGCCGTTCGACCCGGTGCTGCTGCGGCGGCGCAACTTCATCCCGGTCACCACGCTGTGCCGGACGGCGGCGGTCAAGTCGGTGGGCGGGTTCCAAGCCCACCCGGATGAGAACGGCGACCCGTGTGAGGACTGGGGCCTGTGGCTGGCCCTGCTCGAGGCGGGGGCGATGTTCTCCCACCTACCCCAACGAACCTGGATTTGGCATGTGATCGGCGGCACCCGTGGCCGCCCAGGCAGATAGGACGACACCATGGCCGTAGGGCTTGCCTCCGGCGAGGCCGCGAAGATCCTCGACGCGTTGGGCAACGCGTCGAACTACACCGCCCCGACCGCGTTCTGGATCCAGCTGCACACCGCCGACCCGGGCGCGGCTGGCACGACCGCGATCGCCGGCAACGCCACCCGCAAGCAGGCCTCGTTCGGGGCCGCGTCCGGTGGCGCGATCGCCAACGACGCCGCCCTGACCTGGACCACCGGCGAGGTCGACACGGCTGAGGACTACACCCACTGGTCGGCGTGGACGGCCAGTACGGCTGGCACGTTCCTCGCCTCGGGCACCATGACCGCCAACGCTGTCCTGGTCGGCGACACGTTCACCATCAACACCGGCGACCTGGACCTGACCTTAAGTGTTGCGGCATAGCTAACCGGGTTAGTGTAAAATCGTGGCGTGAGTACAGCGCTCGAAGTCCAGGCCCGGATCATCGCCGAGTACGAAGAGGGCCTGCTAGTTAAGGACATAGCGGGCCGTCACGGAGTTACCCGTGAGACCGTCTTTCATATTCTCCAGCGGCGCGGCGTTCCACGGCGCCGCCGTCCAGGTCCGTACCCGCTGGATTTCACCCCCGCTGAACTGCAGAACCTTGCCGAGCTTCGCCGAGCCGGCTGGTCAAAAGAGGAGTTGTGCGAGGAGTTTCGGTCCGGGTTGCACCGCATCAACCGGGCACTGCGTGAAGTAGGTCTGTCGAACCGGATGCGACGCCGGGACGCCAAGGAGCGGATCATTACCCAGCACGGTTATGCCTACGTGCTTCCGGGCCCCGGCGATCCCATAGCTGGGAAACGGACTAAGAGTGGCTATGTGCTCGAACATCGGCTCGTGATGGCGCGGGCGCTCGGACGGCCGCTGCGGGCAGACGAGACGGTCCACCACAAGGACGGCGACAAGCTGAATAACCGGATCGAGAATCTGCAGCTTCGCAATGGCAAGCACGGCAAGGGAGTCCGGATGGTCTGCGCCGACTGCGGCTCCCACAACCTGGTACCGATCGAGATTTAGGACGCTGTCCGTCGCCGCGTGACCTAGCCCCCGGGGCGCCCTTGCCGGCACTCACAAGATGACGGGGCACAACGCCCCGAGGGTGTCGCCCATGCTGCCAGTTCGTCACGTTGAGGGGAAGTCCTGCCATGCCACTGTCGGTCGACAACATCATGCAGTCCAAGAGCGGCAGCTTCGACGGGACGTCCGGGACGGCGTCGCTGGACTCGGCCACCACCGCCGGGACGATGATCGTCCTGATTACGTCGCTCGGTATCGCCGGGTCCGGATCGCCCGCCTACCAGGTGACGCCGCCGGCCGGGTTCACCCCGATCGGCGGCAACGAGCTGAACGAGGTCGCCGGCACGACGACGACCCGCAAGGTCGACGTGCTGCTCTCGGCGAAGCGCAACGGCGCCGGCGGGGAGACATCGTGGACGCTGGACATG